CTGGTATAGTTTATGCTTGGTGGGTAAACGGAGAGAACCCTGCTAAGACTACTTTAGGTAAGCCTTATTTCTTTTTTAACAGAAATGTAGACACAACAGCATATCCTATCTTATCACAGCAATACACGCAGTATAACGCTCCAGCAAATGTTAGTGCTGATGGAAATCATACTTTAAATTTTGGAATAGAGGTAGATGAGTACACTAATGAAGTAAATCAGAATAGTTTATTTAGTAGGTTTTATTCTCAATATATAATTCAATCTTTTGAACAGCAATCTAGAATTGTAAAATTCAAGGCAATGTTGCCAATGAATATATTACTAAACTATAACCTAAATGATACATTTATAATAAACGGACAACAGTATTATATAAATAGCATAAAAACAAATCTAACAACACAGGAAAGCGATCTAGAATTATTAACTAAGCAGACGGATTATACAGCGTCAGTATTAACATAAAGATATGATATTATTTAAATTATTAAAATCAAATGATTTTTATGGATGTACAGAAAACATAGAAATCGCAAAAGGAAAATACAAAATGCCTGAAACATTAAAAGAAGGCTACGAGCAGATTAAAAGAAGTATTAAATGGCAAACAAGAATTAAGAACTAATGGCAAAAGAAGAAGTAGTAATAAATATAACCACTGACACAAATAAAGCCTCATCAAATGTTAAGGGGTTAAATAAAGATATAAAACAAACAGGCACAGCTGCAACAGCTGCTGGTACTTCAGGATCTGCTGCTTTTCAAATGTTTGGCGGATCAGTTGGAAGGCTTATCCCTATGTTAACAGCTTTAAAAACTGCATTAATATCAACAGGTGTTGGCGCTTTAATAGTAGCGTTAGGAGGCTTAACATCAATTTTATCTAAAGCAGCTAAAAACTCAGTATCATTTGGAAAAAGTCAATCTAACTTAAAAGCTATTTTATCTGGTAGTATTGAAAGCACAGAAGTATTAACAGAAGACATGGAGGCTTTAACGCTTCAAGCTAAAAAATTAGGAGCATCTACTGCTTTTACAGCTTCAGAGGTTTTAGAATTACAAACTAATTTAGCAAAAATTGGATTTACAACAGATGACATCCTAAATGCAACAGGTGCAACTTTGGATTTTGCAGCAGCATTAAATGTTGATCTAGGTGATGCAGCAGCATTTGCTGGATCTGTTGTAGCTTCGTTTGGTTTAACTACTGAAGAAACACAAAGGGCAGTGGATGTCCTAGCTTTATCGACTTCAAAATCTGGTTTAGACTTTAATTCTCTTAGAGAATCAATGAAAAATGTTGCTCCTGTTGCTAATTCTATGGGTTATTCACTAGAAGAAACTACGGCTTTATTAGGTATTTTAGCTGATAACGGGATCAAAGGAGGAAAAGCTGGAACAGGTTTAGCAGCAACTATGATAAAATTAAATCAAAAAAGTATTGATTTATCAGACGCCTTAAAGGATGTTACAGAAGCTGGTAAAGGTTCAAATCTTGCCTTTGAATTGGCAGGAGATGTAGGTGGTAAAGCTCTTCTTGCTTTAGCAGCAAAAGGTGCACCTGCAGTAGATGGATTAACTGGAGCTCTAAATGCAGCAACAGGAGCATCAAAAGAATTAGCTGCTATACAATTAGATAATGTTGCTGGGGATTTAACTATATTAAATTCTACTTGGGAAGGTTATTTATTAACGCTAGAAGATGGCGCTGGTTTTCTAACTACTATAATGCGAAAAGCTATTCAGTTTCTAACTGGATATTTAAATGTTGCAACAAAATCAGTATCATTTTTAAATTTTGCTTGGACTGAATTAGTATCAACAATAGATAAAAATTCTAAAATAACTATAGGGGTTGCAGGTGCTTTATTTAATACTTTAAGTGGATATATTAAACAATTTGCAAATCAGGCTTTGTTAGAAATTGCTAAGATTCCTATAATAGGAGAAGCTATTGATGAAAAGAAAGCAAGAAAAAATATTCGTAAGGCTAAGGATTTATTAAAAGAAGCTAATCAGCAATTGGCTGATGTGATGGAAACTTTTGAAGATGAAGATACAGAAAGAAAAGGTTTCTTTGCTAGATTCCAAGAATCAGAGGAAGGTAAAGAAAGAGAAAAACAATTAAAAGCATTAGAGCTTGCTAACGATCAACTAATAGAGAAGCAAAAAGAAACAGATGAAGAATCCAACAAATTAGAAAAAGATAGACTAGAAAAAGTTAAAAAACTTAGAGAAAAATATAAAAAGAGTCAGGAAGACTTTGATGCTAAAACAGCAGCTGAAAAATTAGATTTAGAAAGACAAAGGGCAATAGAAGAAATAAATGCTTCCGTTGCAACTGAAGATGAGAAATTAAAATTATTAGAAGGCGTAAACAAATTTTACGATGATAAAGAAAACGCATTAGAAGCAGAAAAACAAGAAAAAGTACAGGCTAAGTTAGATGCATTAGAGGAAGATGAAATAGCAAAATTAGAAGCTCAAAGAGATAAAGAACTACAAGAATTAGTTAATCTTGATGCTCATGAGGATGCTAAAGCAGAAATTAAAGCTTTTTATAATGATAAAATAAATAAAATAATAGAAACATCAGACCTTGAAGAACTTGAGAGAAAGAAAAAACTAGAGGCAGATAAAAAGAAAATGTTAAACGATGGTTTAAACATGGCAATAGAAACAGCTGGAAAAGAATCTAAAATTGGAAAAGCATTGTTTATTGCAAAACAAGCTCTTGCACTTAAAGAAACTATAATGAACGCTAAAAAAGCTATTGTTAATGCTCAACTAAATGCTGCTGAATCTGGAACGGAACTAACAAAAGGTCAATCTAAAGCAGCTTCTAGTTTACCACCTCCGTTTAACTTAATACCAATTGCGATGTTTGCAATGCAAGCAATAGGAATTGTTAAAAGTATAAATCAAAGTAAAAAGAAAGTCGCAACAGTATCAGGAGGTCTTGGTGGTGGTGGCGCTAGTCCAGATGTATCTCTTCCAGCAGTTGGAGGAACAGGAGGAGGAGCAGCAGAAATGGAGCAGCCTGACTTTGATATATTTGGAACATCAGGTACTAATCAGATAGCTAGTGCATTAGGTAACCAACCACCAGTACAGGCTTTTGTAGTTAGTCAAGATGTAACAACTGCACAAAGTTTACAAAATAATATAATATCAGGATCAACACTAGGATAATAACAAAACATTAAAAAAGGGGTTTTAAATAAAAGGACACAAATGGATATAATTGAATTAGTAATAGACGAAAATGAGGAGTTAAGTGGAATAGACGCTGTATCAGTGGTAGAAAATCCAGCTATAGAAGAAGATTTTATTGCACTTAAGAAACAGGATCAAGTTAGACTTGCAGAAGTATCAAAAGAAAAAAGGATATTAATGGGAGCTGCTTTAATACCTGACAAACCTATATACAGAAAAAACGGAGAACAAGAGTTTTACATTTACTTTTCTAAAGACACAGTAGCTAAAGCATCACAAATGTTTTTAAAGAAAGGTAATCAAAGCAAAGCAACTTTAGAACACGCAGAGCAAAAGCTAGAAGGCATGACTGTTGTAGAATCTTGGTTAGTAGAAGATGAGCAAATGGATAAGTCTAGAAAATATGGATTAGATATGCCTATTGGAACATGGATGATAAGCATGAAAGTTGATAATGATGAAGTTTGGAATGACTACGTTAAAGAAGGTAAAGTAAAAGGCTTTAGTATAGAAGGCTACTTTGCAGATAAACTAAACAGACCCCAAGACAAACAAAAAGATCAATTAACTGAAGATGAAAAATTATTAAACCAAATTATAGATATTGTAAATGAGTCGATATAATTTAAAAACAACAAGTCCTAAAGACAGCTCGAGAGCTTGCTTGTGTGATGATGGACAAACATATTCCAGAAAATGTTGTAAAGGCAAAACAATTAATCAAGGAATAGGATCATTAGTAGGTCAAACTATTACAACACAATATTTAGCACAAGAAAACGAGAGTTTAATTTTACAAGAAGATAATTCTAACATAATAATATAATGGCAAATTTAAAAATATCACAATTACCAGTATCAACAGCATTACAAGGCGATGAAGCTATTGTAGTAGTACAAAGCAACACAACTAAGCAATCTACAGTACAACACATAGTAAATTATATTGTTCCAACTTCTGTTACTGTGTCAAGTGGTCAAACTGTAAACCTTTCTGATTCTACTTATGCAACAAGCGAATTAATTAGACTTACTTGGACAGGTGGTAATGGTACAATGACTCTAAATCTACCAAGTGCTGCAAGCAATGTAAACAGAGTAATGAGATTTATATCTAATGGTGGATTTGCAACTGCAACAAGAGTGGAATTAACTCCAATTGGTGGCGATGAATTAGATGGTAGTACTGCAGCTTATGTAATAAACAAAGCATTTGAAGGCATACAAGTATGGTCTGATGGAACAGAATGGTTTATAATTCAGAAAAAAGCATAAACGAATTTATAACACTTAATTTACATTAGTGTTTTTAAATAAATATTACTAATTAAAACCAATTTTTATGAACGCAAAAGACACGCTAGACAAGGTAAAAACCTTATTAGGTCTAGAAGTTCAGTTGGAGGAAAGATTATTAGAGAATGGTACTAGATTTGAAGCAGATGCTTTTGAATCAGGTAGAGAAGTCTTTATTATTTCTGAAGATGATGAACGTATTGCAGTGCCAGCAGGCGAGTATCTTTTAGACGATGGGATGATTCTTATTGTAGAAGAAGATGGAGTTATTGCTGAAATCAAAGAAGAGGTAGACGTAGAAGAAGAAGTAGAAGTTTCTGAAGAAGAAGAATTATCTACTGAAACTGAAGAGCAAGAACTTGCTGAGTTCGACCCTAGTAGATATGTATCTGTTGATGATTGGAGAGGAATGGAAGAAAGAATCGCTAATCTTGAAGATGCAATATCTAGATTAAAAGGAGAAGTAAAAGCTGAAGATTTATCTACTGATAAAGTAGAAAATACTGAAGTTGAACTTTCTGAAGAGGTAAAACCTTTAAAACACAATCCTGAGGCTAAAGGAGAAGTAGAAATGCACCTTTACTCTCAAAACAAACCAATGAGTACTCAAGATAGAGTATTTGCTAAATTATTTAAAAACTAAAAACCAAAAAATTAAAATTATGTCAAATAAAATAGACCTTGCGACTACAGTAAATATTACTTCAAGTTATGCTGGAGAATTTTCAAGTCGTTACATCTCGGCAGCTTTGTTAAGCTCGAGTACAATCGAAGACGGTGGTGTAGAAGTTATGCCAAACGTAAAATTTAAATCAGTTATTCAAAGAATTGAAACTGGTAGTTTAATCGCAGACGGAACTTGTGATTTTTCTGCTTCTTCTAACGTAGATTTAACTGAAGTAGTTATTCAACCAGAAGAATTCCAAGTAAACTTACAATTATGTAAGTCTGACTTTATCAACACTTGGGAAAGCATTCAGATGGGATATTCAGCTTTTAACCCTGATGGATTACCAACATCATTCGCAGATTACTTAATTGGTCATGTAGCTTCTAAAGTAGCTGCTGCTAACGAAACTAATATCTGGACTGGTAACTTAGGTGGCGCTCAAGCTGGAGAATACAACGGATTAGAAACTCTTGCTGCTGCTGATGCAACAGTAATTGATGTTGCTGGTGCAGTTGCTTTAACTTCTACTAACATCATTGATAAAATGCAAGAAGTTGTAGATTTAATTCCTAATGCACTATACGGAAAAGAAGATTTAAAATTATACGTTTCTAACAAAGCTGCAAAACTTTACATTAGAGCTTTAGGTGGATTTACTGCAACTATTGGAGCTGCTGGTTCTGATAACAAAGGAACACAATGGTATAACAACGGAAGTTTATCTTTCGGAGGAATTCCAATCTTTGTTGGTAGAGGAATGTCTGACGACACTATGATGGCTGCACAATCAAGCAACCTTTTCTTTGCTACTGGACTTTTATCTGATTACAATGAAGTAAGAGTAATTGATATGACTCCAATCGATGGATCACAAAATGTGAGAATGGTAATGAGATTTACTGCTGCTGCTGCTATAGGAGTAGGTGCTGACGTAGTTTACTACGCAGGATAATTAAACTATTAAGGGGAGGGTAAAACCTCCCTTTATATTAATAACTTTAAAAATAAAAAAATATGTCATGTGATATCAGCTTGGGACGTTTAGAACCATGTAAAGACTCAGTAGGAGGTATAACTGCAATCTATTTTATAAACTACACTGCTGGTTTATTAGATTCAGCTACTTTTGACGGTAGTGAGGTCATTACAGGTTTTGCAAGCGCATTAACCCTATATAAATACGATCTGAAGGGTGCAAACTCTTTTGAGGAAACAAACGAAAACTCTAGAGAAAATGGAACTTCATTTTTTACACAAGTTGGAACTGTTGTTTTAAAGAAACAAGATCCAGCAACAAGAAAAGAAATGAAATTATTATCTTGGGGTAGACCACAAGTAGTGGTTGAATTTTACAACACAGGAGCATCAAATGCTTCTAGATATGTATTAGCAGGAATAGAAAACGGATGTGAAACAGCTCCATCTGCAACTAGTGGTGCAGCTATGGGAGACCTTAATGGTTACAATATAGTTTTCACTGGGAATGAAAAATCTCCAGCTAATTTTATCGATCCTACAATAATTGGAGACACTACTAACACTGTTGTAGTAAATGGACTATAATAAATAGCTTTTAAAGGCTTTTTATGACATTTAAATAAAAAGATAGGATCAAATAAAGAAGGGCGCTTAAATGCGCTCTTTTTTTGTTTAATATCTATGCCTAACAAAAAACTAATAAATGTGTTTTTAAATAAAACAAATGCAAATACTTGCTCCAAATACTACACCTCAAACAATGAAGATAATTCCTAGAAGTTATGACGTTGATAGTATTGTAATAACTGACGAGGATGAAAATAAGAGCTACACAATTGCATCAGGCGACATATCAAATACTACAGACAGGTATTATTTAAATGTTGCAGTAAATTTTCCTAACAATAGTTTTGGTGACTCAATATTAAAAGAAGGTAGATTTTACACAATTGATTTTTTATTAGGAACTGATAAAGTTTATAGAGATAATGTTTTTTGTACTTCACAAGGTGCTTATGATTATTCAATTAATAAGGATCAATATGATGAATACGAATCAACTAATGAATATATAGTAATATAATATGGCTAAAGATCTTTTTATAACCCAGCTAGCTGCATATACAGCACCAGAGATAATAGAAAAAAAGAATAAAGATTGGGTTCAATACGGAGTTGATAATAATTACTTCAATTATCTTATTGAATTATACGAAAACTCTACTACAAATAACTCTATTATAAATGGAGTAAGTAATATGATTTATGGTAGAGGATTATCTGCATTAGATGCCTCTACAAAGACAGAGGAGTACGCTCAAATGGTTTCTTTATTTAAAAAGGAAGATTTAAGAAGATTTGTAAAAGATTATAAACTGCTAGGAATGGCTGCATTTCAGTTAATTTACAAAAATGGTAAAATTAAAGAAGTGCAACATTTTCCAATGGAAACATTAAGAGCAGAAAAATGTAATGAAGATGGTTATATAGAGGGATGGTATTATTCAAATCACTGGCATAACATGAAGCCTAGCGAAAAACCTGAAAGAATACCAGCATTTGGATATGGAACAGGAGCAAATAAAAAAGAGATGTATGTGGCTAAGCCATATTCTGCTGGAAGATATTACTATTCTCCACCAGATTACGTTGGTGCTTTACCTTATGCTAAGTTAGAAGATGAGATAGCTGATTATTTAATCAATGACTGTTTAAATAATTTTTCAGGTACAAAAGTAGTTAACTTTAACAATGGAGTTCCTGATCCTGAGAAGATAGAAAATATTAAATCTGATGTGTTAGGTAAATTAACAGGAAGCAGAGGAGAAAAAGTAATTGTTGCATTTAATCAAAATGCAGAATCTAAGACAACAGTTGATGATATTCCTTTAAATGATGCTCCTAGACACTACGAATACCTAGCAGATGAATGTTTTAAAAAATTAATAGTAGGTCATAGAGTTACAAGTCCTATGCTTTTAGGTATTAGAGAAGGTAGTGATGGATTAGGAAACAATGCAGAAGAAATTAAAACAGCAACATTGTTATTTGACAATATAGTTATAAAATCTTACCAAGATGAAATAATCGATTGTATTGACGCAATTTTATCTGTTAATGATATAGCATTAGATTTATATTTTAAGACGTTAAAACCTCTTAGTTTTACCGATATAGACCAATTAGAGGGTAAAGATAGCGATGTAATAGAAGAAGAAACAGGAGTTGAGCTAAATAAAACATGTTGCTCATCAGACTCAGAAGAAGAATTAACAGAGGAAGAATCAGAAAATATTTTAGGTCATTTAAAAGATAGTGGAGAAACAATAAGTGATGATTATGTTTATGTAGATGAATTAGATGAAGAAAATGACATTGATAATGAAGATTGGGCAAACTACTTAATCAACGAGAAAAAAAGCACTCTATCAAAAATAAAAGGTTTATTAGGATTAAAAGACGAAATAGATTCTAAAAAAAATGGAAGCTCTTTTAGTTCTTTAGATTCAAAAAATGGATTATATAAAATTAGATATACTTATGCTATAGGATCATCAAAACCTAGCAAAACACAAAGAGATTTTTGTGCCAACATGATGAACATGGCAGAAGCTGGAATAGTATGGAGAATAGAAGATATAGACAAAGCATCAAGAGAAGGAGTAAATAGAGAGTTAGGTCATAAAGGTAGATCTTACGATTTGTTTAAATTTAAAGGTGGCATATATTGCAGACATAAATGGAAAAAGGTTTTATATAGATTAGAAAGCAATACAGAGCCATCAGAGAATTTAGGTAACTATAAAAAAACTCGTACTATTCCTAAAAGTTATATGAAAAACCCAAGTGGTTCTAAACAAGCTGGAATTGCACCAGAAAATATGCCA